TCTTGAAGCAGGACTGGAGTGTTTTTAGAATATGTCTACGTACTATGAACAGCAAAGACGTAGAAATTGTGATGGGCCCTTATGTGAGCCTAAAAGAAATGGCTACCAAGCGTAGCAAACGTAAATCAATCACGCTAGTTAGAAAAGTCAGCTGACATCACTGCGGAGTTGTTCGCAGATCAAGTTCATGTGAACTGCCACAAGATGCGCATAAGCCAGGCTGTGCGACTTCTTAAAATAGTATTCATCATCTGTTTTGTTCCAAACAGTTTCTGCCACTTCTCGCCAAGTCTTACCAACTAAATGCCGCTTGCCAGGACGTATTAGTGCCAAGAACATGGCCATCCTGGGAATACTATTCACTGGCTCAGGACATCGCATCAGCAAGTCATGATGATTGCCAATGTGTATAACAAGACTACAAAATTCAGGATCCAACAACAACTCCCACATGGGCTCTTGTGCCATTAGATCTGTTAGATGTTGCTCGCTCTTTATCTGTGTATATAAAGACACATTCAAAAAGTCCAGTTTGGCGTAACCTAGATCCTCTGCAGTCTCGTAGTTGATACTAGCAATGCCCAAGAATGGATCTACGGGAATGTCTGTGGCGTATACTCCAGTATTGTGCCGAACTAACCGTCCGTCACGTAAGATGCTTGCTGGCGTAACCGACAACAAATCAATGGCCTGTTGCCTGTTTCCAAAGTCAATGTCAATGTCTGACTTAAACTTCATATATTGTCTCTATATATTTTATAATAGTATTGGCTATGTTCTTATTTGATTCTACACCGGGATGGAGTTTATCTGTCCCAAAATCTACTAGATATTCTGCCATCCAACTTGCTGGTATAAATTCTTTCATATCATAAAAGTAAGTCTGATCTGATGATGAATATATATTGTTATCTTTATAATTAATTAACCAAAAAACTAATTTTAATTTTTTTGCACGTGCAATATTGACCATTGATCTTATTTTAACTAATAGTTCATAAAATAAAAAGTCTTTATGGTAAACATCTAACATTGATTTTGTGGGATGTCGAGCAAACATAAGTTTAATTAATTGCTGAGAGTTTTCTGTACAATAATGAATACGGTCTAATCCTGTAAATTGTACTACAACCAACTGCCCCGGGTTCATTTCAAGTCTGCTAAATTTATCAAATATTAAATTATTGCTCCCCCCGGGTTCAGATAAATTTAATACTGTTTTATTAAAATAATTTGCAACAATATTCGAATACATTGCTTGTTGGTTAGGTAATGCAATCCCATAGGTAAAACTACACCCTAAAAATATCATTTGATCATTTGTAACTGATATTTTTTTACCCCACTGATAAACATCAAAGCTCATTTGATCTAGATTCTTTACAGTTTTATATTTTAAATTAAAGTCTTTAAGCCAATTTAAAAAGTTGTAGTATTCAGCATCACTATAAAATTCATCAGGACTGCATTCTGCCCAGTAAACTTCATCTGCTGACTTTAATACCATTTCCAATTCATTTAAGTCGGGGATATCTTGTATTGATGTATGCCCCACAACTTCGTTGTTATCAACGGATGTAATTAAATTACTATGAGGTAGTTCAAGTCTTTTGTAATAATTTGCAGTATTATTATGTGCACTACCAATGATAATTTTCATAGTCCTGCTTTCTGTAATATATCTTTAACCCATTCCGTATCAGCCATGTAATCACGAAACTTTTGTTGCCAATAATCGGGATCAATCCACGGCAATATGATTGCTAGTTGTTCTTCGGACAAGGACTCAAGAAATTCCACACCAGATACACAATTGAATAAAACCCAAGGACTAATCCTCCCAGTTGTAATATGGTGACAAATGCGATTGCTGTTACCAAACCTAAAATAGTCTCGATAACCGTTTTTAAGATCCGGGTGGTCATCTGCATAATTCTGCATCTCCTTTAATGCACGCTCCATAGCATCTTGTACTGCTTCACGTTTAATGTACTCGTGCATCCATTGTTCGTACAACGAGTCTTTGCACCAGTAGTCTAACTTTTTATTATTCTTCAACAACCAATCTGTAAAACTGTTGGTATTGATAGCACGTATGGCAACCAAATATCTACCGTATTTAACAAAAGCGTTGTAATAAGAACTGGCTACAAAATCTTCGTAGCTCTTTAACTTGGCTGCACCCTGTGTTGTTTCATAAAAACGCAGGTATGCACGCAGTCCAAATTGCACACCTGTTTCTTTTTCTTGTTGCCATCTGCGTTTTTGCTCACAGAGATGTGCCAGCAAAGTACTTTCTTTACTATAAGATTTGTTACAGTATCTGCAAGTAAAACTCATAGTTCTTTTTTAATGTCTCGATCTTCCATGCCCATTGCACGTGCATAGGCCTTGAGTTCTTTGGTGTCGTTGATCTCACTTAGCAATCGCAAGTCGTCTTCTTTCAAGTGAGGATACAAGTTGCGCAGGAACTTGATTGCTTTGTTGTCAGTGGTCTTTTTCTTTGCGGCCAACCAAGGATGATACTTTACTCCCATACCAGGACTTACAGTGGTAGCCAACAACCATTGTAGTTTTTTATGCTTGCTACCACTAATGTCAAAGAAGTGTTTGTTTAGTCTTTCGTTGGTAGCACGCACATACCACTCTTGAAACTCGGGGCCGGCATCTACTGTGGCGCCCCATCGAATCATTAAGAATGGCGCAAACTTTTTCTTTTCGTCTTCGGACAAGTTGTCAAAGAACGCTCTGTTCTTGCGATCAAACTGTGCCATTTCGTTTTTGATGTTTAATTTATCTTCGCTCATACTGGATGGTACATAGGTGGTGGTTCTTGTTCTTTGCTTAAATGATATATAACTATAGCACGTTCCAAGGCTTCTTGCAAGGCAGGATTGTCCTTTGCAGCACGACGTATGTTTCCCCAAAGTTGATCTTCACTCAGGTGTTCGTACAAAGGTCTACCATCTTCAGTGCGTTTGTCATAATCAATCCGGTGTCCATTTATGGGATCATAGTCCCACCCAATGGCCTGTCTAGTAGATGGATCTGCGCCTATTTCTCTAGCATAAGTCACACCATCTGCTTGTTCGTAAACATAAACTGCGCCAGGTTTAAGTGTTCCCATTTTACCAAGCCTTGCTGTAATTAATGACCTCACTTTGGCGACTGATGTCTTTGATAAAGTAGGCACACATGGGTTTCTCTCCTTCAGTTAAGGGAACTGCAAGTAATTGCCCAGGTTTTAATTTTGGAAAATACCATTTGACGTCTTGATAGATGTCTACAATTTCCACAGGTTGAAATTCAGGGCGAAAACTGCTCAATGGATTAAATGTAAATACACTAAAACCACGATCGTTAATGCTGGTAAGCGGAACTACTTCTAAGTCACCTAGGTCCGGTTCACCAATTAGCAGTTGCCAGTCCACTGGCATACGTATAATGTCCGAACCTATACGCAATACCAATGCAGGACTGTTAAATGACTCCAGAAATATCAAAGGAATATAAAAGTAATCAGGTTCTTTGGGATCTGAGTTATCTAATACACAAAATCTTACTTCGTCTATTTCATCCGGGATTTGATCCATTGGATATGCTTGATTGTCTAAGGTTAGGATACGAATTTTACTTCCAATCATAAATAATATTGCTAGTCGCGATATTGCAAGTATCCACTAGCTCTAACAGTTTATAAGGAACTATCAGTAATGTATTTAAGTAACAAGTACTCCAAGTGCTATGATAACATCATTCATCGAGCAAAGTCAAGAGATTTACCAAAAGAAATATATACCGAGAAGCATCATATTATCCCACGAAGTCTTGGCGGGACCAACAACGTTGCAAATTTGGTCAGATTGACCGCAAAAGAGCATCGACTTGTTCACATTCTTCTCCCTAAGATGACCATTGATCCTGCACACACAAAGAGTATGTGGTATGCGTTATGGATGATGCTACGTACTAAAAATAAAGATCAACAACGGCAAGTTTCAAAAGGCAGAGCATTTGAACTTGCTAAAATACAAGTCGCTGCTGCATTGTCACATCTACATAAAGGTAAAGTAGTTTCGCCCGAAACTCGTAATAAACTATCTAAATCTCGCATAGGCAAGCCAGGTCCAAATAAAGGCAAATCTATGTCTCAAGAACAAAAAAACAAATTATCGATTGCTAAAAGGGGAATTCGGCAATCGCAGGAAACTATAGCAAAACAAGTTGCATCTCGTGCTGGCCACAAACATTCAGAAGAAACTAAACAAAAAATCTCAGAATCCAATAAAGGCAAAATTGTTGTTATTACTAAGGAAACTAAACAAAAGATTTCTAACGCACTCAAAGGGAGACCATCACCTCTTAAAGGGAGACCATCACCTCTTAAAGGAAAACAAGCATCCGCCGAACTAATACAACGGTATAAAGATGGACATAAAAATAGAGAAATTGTAACCTGTCCACATTGCAATAAGACTTTAACAAAACAGAATTATAATAGATGGCACGGAGACAGATGTAAAAACAAATAATTCTATTGCCAATTTGCTTTTTCTATTGTAAATGGATATGAGGCTTCCGTGTAAAATTTCTTTCTACTGGTCAGGTGTCTTTTTGCAAACTTGCAGGTGCTGGTGATGTCCCAGATTTGGACAAAATCTTTATCTTCCGCTTTCCTAATGCCTCTTCCAATTGATTGTATAACTCGTACAAAGCTCTTTCCGGGTTCAACAAGAACCAAATTAAAAATACGTGGAATATTAATACCCACAGCGGCCACACCATAAGTCGCCACAATAATCTTGTCAGATGATACCGCCACCGCGTCATATTCTTCCTTTCTGTCTTTTGCCTTAGTTGACCCCGATACAAATACCGCACGATCGCCCAACCGTTCTACCAACAACTTACCAGTGGCAATACGATCTACTAGGACCAATGTGTTGCCTGTTTCGTTAACCCTGTTGATTAGATCACGCATATAATCTAATCTGCCATCTGTTTCCAACAAGTACTTTACTTCTGTTTGATAATCTTTGTATTCTACGTGATCAACCAATTGTACTATATTGACATGGCAATTAGCAAGGTGCCCGGCTTCTTGTAAGTCGCTGGCACTGAGTTGTCCCACTACAGGACCTAGACTGCAAAATATACTGACCTTGGCATAGTCTTCTTTGGGTATTGTTCCTGTTAGTCCCCAGCGAATAGGCACGTGAGCAAATACTCCTGTTAGCAAAGTCTTTAATGCGTCGGCTTTGGCCATGTGCACTTCATCAACCATGATGCAGACTACACCTTCAATGAAGTCGCCAATGTCCACTTCTGCTTCGGCATTCTTGGTATTCTTTAACATGTTGTTGAGACTTTGCCAGGTGCAAATAGTGTGTGTCTTATTGTATTCTTTACGATCACCAAAGTAAACACCTACGTCTAGTCCTAAGTTGATATAGTCATCTTCAGTTTGTGTAACCAGACTTTTATTAGGTACAATAACAATACTTCGACCGTATGG